GTCGTGTTGGCGGACAGCTTGGTGCCAGCGGTCAGACCAGTGGCGTCAACGATCTCGCCATCAATCATCACGTCGACAATGTCGCCAGCAGCCTTGACACCGTGGGCGATCAGGACGCCGATGATGCCGGTGTTACCCGCACCAAGAACTACCCGACCGGTCGCGTCCAGTCCAACGCCATAGGCGATGAACTTGTTCGCGTCGATAATTGCAGCTGCGAGCGGTGCGCGGAAGCCACCGCCGTAGGGCTCGTACTTGTCGTAACGAGGCATGTCTGAGGTCACCTTCCTTCTTACCTGAGGGCCGGGAACCGCTTCAGCAGCGATTCCCGATCGAGCTCCTGCTTGCTCTTCTTCTTGCCCGACCCGACGTTGCCACCAGAGCTCTGCTGCTGGTTGGCAGGGCGACGGGATTCCTCGTCGGGATCTTCGCTCTTCACGAGGAAGGGTTTGGACTTCGCGAGGTCCTTGATCGCACTGCCGAGCTTCTTCTGGTCGACCTCCCCGTCCTCGTCAACAATGTCGCTCCAGTCGAGCTTTCCCATTGCGATTTCGGGGTCATGCCATGTGACGGTGTTCGACCCGAGGAAGTAGCGCTCCTGAGTAAGGGTCTGCAGCTTGCCCTGCAATGCCGCATTTTCCGTTTCGAGCTCCGTGACACGCCGTGTCTGGAGCTCAAGCTCACTCTTGTCCTTGTCCTCGGCCTCGCGAATCTTCCGCTCCGCTTCAGCGGCCCGTCGATCTGCCGCCTTCATTCGGGTCTTCAGCTTCTCGAGCTCGGTCGCGGCGTCCTTGGTATCCGTGGTCTTGGATTCCTTGTCGGAATCCTCGTCCTCATCTTCCTCGTCGCCATCTTCCGAGTCGTTCTCGTCGGCAGGATCGCCTTCGCCTTCAGCGCCCATGATCCAGGGGATCAGCTCGCCGTCAACGGTGGTGTCCAGCTTGTTGCTCTTACTGATGAGCCTCAGACTCATTACGGTGGCCTCCGACCATTCGTGTTGGGGATTACTGTAGCCTAATCTCGATCGAGGTACCTATCATAAGAACCATCAAGGAACTTCGACATAAACTCTTCACGAGAAGGCGTGATCGGTGTAACATAACAGAGACACTGTGGATGCGGTTTCCCGGGTACATTCTCTGGCTTGTACACACCGTGATCTGCATACGTGTTGCATTCATCAGGCTTAGGATGCGAGCCCGAGAGATGCCATTCCATACCAATGATGAATGGCGAATTCCTTGCCTCAATCACCGCACCGGCATGAAAGGCGTTATTCAGCTCAGTACGACCGAGTCGCTTAGCTGCATAACTTACGCCACCAGGCGTATTCGGCTTGATGAAGCCTCGCATTGCATCGGCGAGCTCTTTCCACGACGCACCGCGACCAATCAGGTTCACAATGAGGTTCTGTACTTGCTTGTTCGCCAGCTTCTCCGACTTGTACACCTGAGCAGACAGCTCGTAGTCGGTCAATCCCGTCATCTTCGCGATGACAGAGTCCAATACCACCTCTGCCTGTGCGATAGCAGCACGCATGAGAGCCCTCCTCTCAGCGGCAGAGGTGACCGAGTTCAGTAGTACCTGTTCATACACCATGTTGGTGCGTACAGCCGCGGCCAGAGCATCTGCTCGGGCCGCCTGAACCTCTGAGCCGACCAATCGCCAGAGCGTAGCCTGCTGCTCAAGAAGGACCTTCAGAACCAGCCTCAGTTGATCCTGTCGAATGCGAGCACCAATCCCGTTCTTGGCGCTCAGCTTCGTGATTTCCTTGCGGGTCTCGGCAGAGATGCGTTCCAGTGTGGTGAGCAGCTTTCGCTCGAAGTTCTCCTGCACCTTGAGGTAGGAGAGGAGAGGCTTCTTATCCGGGGATGCCATGATTGATGACTTCCCCTCCGGCTACGATGTACATTCGCATTCCGTCGGGGTGATAATGCAGGTCTGCTTCCGATGGCAGAGGATCGCCATTCGGATGGGAATGCCATACACCGTCTGGTCGACCCAGCTCGTTGTAGAGCACGACCTGCTCCTCATAGTCCATGATGAAGAAGCCGCCACCATTCTTGGCAACGTTAGTCACCTCGCGCACTTCTTCACCCCAGACCAACCCGCACGCTTCTCGAGGTGCCGCCTTGTCTGCTGCCGCAATCATCACGGCTTTCATCTCGGGCTTGATCTCACTCATAAAGAGCCGTGAAGAGAAGTCCATTTGTATGACTGAGCAATTGCTTGGGAGCCGTGTGGATACCCACATAGTTCTCGCCATCCTTCATTCCGGTCCAGGACATCGCGATGGCGAACTCAGAGATCATCGCACCGCCTTCCAGCGGCTTGGTGTCATCGAACTCGCAGGCCATGCAATCAGCCCAATCACCGTGCTCACACATGCGAGGTCCGATCTCCTCGACCAGAGCCTGAAGCGCATCCTTCAGTTTCTCGCGTGCGTCGTCCAGTGCCGTCATACCGCGGTCTCGGCATTCACGTTCAGCTCGTCAGCTGCTCTGCTGCCGAACACGTCTCCCACCTGAGCTTCACTGAGCGCAGCCGTTTCAGCCACCACGGTCTCGCCCATGTTCTCCGGGAATCGGTAACCGAACTTCGCCAGCTCTTCACGGGCGTATTCGATGGACACGATCTTGGCGGTAACCAGCTGAAGGATCTCAGCCACGCGCACATCGCGGTTCACCGGCATCGGGTCGTCGATCAGAGACACGACCTCAGTCGCAATTCCCGTCGGCATTCCCTCGTATGACGGCAGCCACATCTGCACCAAGTCGTACAGCATGTGATCGTACACGCCGAGCATCTCCTGCTCCTTCTCCGCATTCTTCGCGAGGATCGGAGCGAGCTGAAGCGACAGGGCAATTCCCGATTCGGCTACCGTGACATCCACATTGCCAGCCGCAATATCAGGGACAGCCGCACTCTGCTGCATTGTGCCCATGATAAAGCGAACGTGGTCAAGATAAGGAGCGACACTTCCAACCCCATTGACACGCCAGAACTTATCGTCCTCGCCGCCGAGCTCCGCAACGCGACCAGGCCCGAGGCGCCAATTGACCTCATTGCCTTCACCGTCGGTAGGCGGACCTGAAGTCGTCGCATAGACACCGATCCCGTCCAGCGCGAGGCTGAGTTCCTCGTCAGAGATCGCCTGGTTGACGGCTCCTGCGAGCCTTTCGATTCCCTTGAGTTCGCTGCCGCCAAAAGGCGCGCCAGGAATGCGTGAATTCTTGATGTGGTACACCGGCAGAGAGGTAATCGCGGGCGGCAGATCGAAAAGCGGGACTACTACGCCAACCTGGCTCAGGTCTTCCGGCAGGAGGTTTCGATCGTCCCACTTGCCTTCCTCCCAGAGCGTGGTCTCCGAGGTGATCACACCTCGCTCGAGATCCTTGCGGTAGGTCTGGCGCCGAATGAGGTTGTCGTCGCCTACCTTGATTCGATCGGCGAGGTGACAGCCTACGATCTTCTCGACATTGTCCACGTCGTAGATCGGGAAATAGGATCCCGGGTCCACCTCGTAAATCGAGACCCGTGTTCCTTCCGCTTTCAGTGGGTTGCCAACCAGGTGCCACACCGCATCGCCACGGATCAATCCATAGCGCTTCTGGGTGGAGAACTTGGCGTAGAACAACTCACGCTTGAACAGCTGGGAGATCGCATTCTGCACCAGCGCCTGATCCTGCGGCGTACCAATCCTCGGGTTCACCATGAAGTTGTAGCCGGTGGCAAGGAATCGGTTGGTCGCCTCAACGATAATCTTAGGCGTGGGAATGTAGATCGGCTGAGCGTCCGTGCCACGCTGCACCAGCTTGTACGTGTCAGGCACATTGTCATACATCTGCTCATAAAGGCGGTACGCCTCAAGACGCTGAGCGTCCTCAGCACCCAACCAGGTGGGCAATGTACCCATGAGCGGTGCAATAGTGGACCACTGCGTGAAATCGCCTGTCGCCATGCCCTCTCCTATCCAGTAATGTTGGCACTGCGCACGCGAGAACGCCTGTGCTGCTTGGGGAGCGTTCCGAACTTACCCGCGAATAGTCGACCCAAGGCCTCTGGCGCATGGTCGTGCTTCTTAATCGGATTCTCGGGTGCGTTCTTGTCTTGCTCGTCCTTGGTCTCAGGGTATCGATATTCGTTGAAGTCACGGATTGTGTTAGTACACTTCCGATCGAACATCAACTTAGGCTTGGGGTCCGGATCGTGAGCGGGCCAAGGCTGCAACCACTGCCGAATGATGTCCAGACGATGCTTGAGCTCGCCACCAGTTCCGCCGAACCCCTTTACCCGCAGCTTCGACTCCAGGACCCTGGTGTCGCCTGGACTGGCGGGGTCAGGGTAGAACCCCTGCAAGCGCTCAGGCGCCAATCCTCGGCGGATAATCTCCTCAGCGAACTCAACCGGAGACAACCCGGGCTCATAGATCTCATCGAGCACGACGATGCGTTCATTGAATGGGTCAACCTGGCAGAGGAGCCAGACATTCGGGTTGGTGTACCCGTAGTCGACGGCCCCGAACGTCTGCCATTCGGGATTCAGGTCGAAATCCCCAACGTGCACCTCTTCATCGAATGCGTCGAATACCTGCCCGACATACTCACTGAAGTCTGCGCCTATCTCCTGGTTGAACATTGGCTCAGTCAGGTCAATCATAAGCTGCACGATCTCAGGATCGATGATCAGCCCGTTGCGGTCCAGCTCGCGAAGGTAGTCCTGGTTAACCGGCTGGCGCGCTTTCAGACGTGCTCGGACCGCGGCGAGAGCCTCTGGCATGGCGCCCCGAGGGTAGACATGCGGATTCTGCCAGGCTGGTGCTCTGAAGGAGGACCAAGCCTCGTTGCCAGGGTCCTGCCCATCCTGCCAGAGCTCATAGAACCAGTTCTTGCCTTCAGGAGTGGACGTAAAGTCAGCCCAGCCGCCGAAGTCGTTCAGAGTCGGTCGCACAAACTTCGTCCAGACACGCTGCTTGATCTTCGCGGCCTCAACCATGAGGGCTCCGTGGAGTCCCTCGCCTACGAGGGACTCCGGATGAGCAGCGCTCTTAGCATGTACTTGGAACTTTCCTCCCCACAGACTGATGTGCATCTGTCCGCCGATCGGATCGTTGTATGTACCCGGTCGGTCGAATGGCATTTGCAGTCGTGAGAGATCATTGTAGAGGACGCGGAATTCTTTCTCAGCATCAGAGTAGTTAGGACCTGTGATCCAGTACTCCATGCGCTTACCGCGGTCTTCCAATTCCTGCCGTCGGAAGTAAGCCTCATAGGCTCGCACGGTGAGCTTATGCCCACCATTCTCCGACTTACCGAAACGCCGCCCGGCCGCAGTCACAGTGAATCGAGTGTTGGCCCTGAGGATGGTCTTCTGACCTTCGTGAGGCTTATACCCCACACCCTCGAATACCTTAGCCTGACTGATTCTCTGCTTTTTGCGGACAGGCGGCGTCTCGATACTCACTAGGCCGATCCGCCCCGGATCTTCCCGCCACCGGCGACCTTGGTCCCCGCCAGCTTCGCACCCTGAGCGCCGTTCGACTTCGTGAGATTCTTCTTCGCCTTCGTCCCCGTCGAGACGTGGGCCCGCAGAATCTTCTGCGCTTCCACATCAGCAGAGTTGAACGGCAAAGAAGGCTGAGCCG